ATGGATTTAAATCAATTAAAGAGTAGATTGAGTGCCTTACAATCATCCGGGCAGAAAAAAGAAAAAGTCGATTATTCGTTGACGTTATGGAAACCCAAATTAGAAGGTAAATACCAAATTAGAATTAGATCATATCGATGTCAAAGATGAATGGTAGTATACAATCTATAAAAATTATTAAATTATAGTTTGGATATTAAAAAAAGGTTACGTATATTAAAGTTGTAAACAAATAAAATAAGTTATATTATGGATTTAAATCTGTTAAAAAGTAAATTAAGTGCACTGCAATCATCCGGGCAGAAAAAAGAAAAAGTCGATTATTCGTTGACGTTATGGAAACCAAAACTAGAAGGTAAGTATCAAATTAGAATTGTACCATCTAAACTAGACAAATCAAATCCATTCAAAGAAGTAATGGTTCATTATGGTTTTTCAAAATTCCCAATCTATTCATTAACAAACTGGGGTGAAAAAGACCCAATTGTTGAATTTGCAAAACAATTACGTGGAACTAATGATAAATCAAATTGGACATTAGCCAAAAAATTAGACCCAAAAATGCGTATTTTTGCACCTGTAATTGTTCGTGGTGAAGAAGATAAAGGTGTACGTTTATGGGAATTTGGTAAAGAAATCTATTTACAGTTATTAGGTTTAGCTGAAGATGATGATTATGGTGATTTCACAGACATTAATGAAGGTTTCGATTTCACATTAGAAGCTGTAATGGGAGATATTGGTGGAAGACAAGGTTTAAAATCAACACTTCGACCAAAAAGAAAAACATCACCATTATCAGATGATGCTACCCAAATTGAATTTTGGTTAGAAAACCAACCAGATATTTTAGAACTTCAGGGTAAATTCAAAAAGAGTTTTGATGATTTAAAAACAATTTTACAAAACTTCTTATCACCTGAAGATGAAGAAGATGAGACAACTGCAGAAGTTGTAGTAGATATTGAAAAAGATATCAAAGAAACACCAAAATCAAATTATAGTATTTCTACTAAGAAAGACATCAAACAACCAGTTGAAAAATTCGATGCTTTGTTTGATGAAGATGATGATGATTTACCTTTTTAATCTAAATTATAAATAAAGTTATGACCAAAGAAAAAAAATCTTTAACTGCAGCAGCAGGTAAAGCAATACAATCGTCTTTTAATTTAGATAAATTTAAAGAAAATAAAGGTTTAGCATCTAATGTTAAATTCAAAAACCAACAATGGATACCATTTTCACCTGCTTTACAAGAAGCACTATCAATCCCCGGTATCCCTATGGGTCATATCTCCATGGTTAGAGGAAAAAGTAATACAGGTAAATCAACTATGACTATAGAAACAGCAGTGAACGCCCAAAAAATGGGTGTTCTACCTGTTTTGATCATTACTGAAATGAAACATAGTTGGGAACATTGGAAAACCATGGGATTTGCTATTGAAGATGTTGTAGATGAATCTACTGGTGAGATTATAGACCAAACAGGTTTCTTTATCTATAGAGATAGAAGTACTTTAAATTCAATTGAAGATATCGCTTCTTTTATTATAGATTTATTAACAGAACAGAAAAAAGGAAACCTCCCATATGATTTATTATTTATTTGGGATTCAGTAGGCTCAATTGCTTGTGATATGAGTATTGAAAAAGGTTCAAATAATCCTATGTGGAATGCAGGAGCCATTGCAACCCAATTCGGTAATTTTATCAATCAACAGATTGTTATGTCTCGTAAAGAAAGCTCAAAATACACCAATACCTTGTTCATTGTTAACAAAGTAGGTGTAGCCCCAGCATTAACTCCTATGTCACAACCTAAAATGACAAATAAAGGAGGAGATACATTTTATTATGATGCTTCTTTATGTTTAACATTTGGAAATATTACAAATGCTGGTACTTCAAAAATATCTGCTACTAAAGATAAGAAAAAAGTAGAATTTGCCCTTCGTACAAAAATAGCATGTGATAAAAATCATATTAATGGTATTACCACTATTGGAACCATTGTTAGTACAGTACATGGTTTTATCCCTGATTCTCCAACAGCAGTAGATAAATATAAAAAGGCACACTCAAATGAATGGGTAGATATCTTAGGTAAAGGAGAATACAAAGTAATTGAAGATAGCAGTGAATGGGATGAAAAAGGTGATATCTCAGATATGTTCGAACCAGAAGACTTACAATAAATAAAAATTTATATGAAAAAAGACCTATTAAACCTTCTAAACAACGTTACAGAAGAAACCACTGAATTACCTCAACCAGAAAGATACATGCTTATTGATGGTTTAAATTTATTTTTTAGAAATTTCAGTGCCATAAATACCGTTAACTCTAACGGAGCCCATGTGGGTGGTTTGGGAGGATTTTTTAGATCTTTAGGAGCATTAACCCGTCAGATACAACCAACCCAAATTATAGTTGTATTTGATGGGACTGGTTCCTCAAATTCTAGAAAAAATATTATCCCTGAATACAAATCAAATAGGAATCTGACTAGAGTAACTAAACATGAATTATTTGATAATATAGAGGATGAAGATGATGCTAAAATAGGACAGATTATTAGAATAATTGAATACCTAAAAACATTACCTGTTAAAGTAATCCAGATGAATAATACCGAAGCAGATGATGTAATAGCTCATTTAAGCAAAATACTCCCTCAAAAAGAAGATGAAAAAGTATTTATAGTTTCTAGTGATAAAGATTATTTACAATTGGTAACTCAACAAGTAGTGGTGTATAGACCGATTGAAAGAGAATATTTCACTACATCAACTGTAAGAGAAAAATTTGGCTTAGATCCACATAATTTCCTTATAATGAAAACACTTCTTGGAGATGCTTCTGATGCTCTTCCTGGAATAAAAGGTTTAGGGATGAAAACTCTTCTCAAAAAATTCCCTGAATTAACAGAAGATAAATTAACATTAAATGAAGTTTTTGATTTAAGCGCAGAATGAATGGAAGAACATGTCATATATGCTAGAATAGTGCATGATATGGATATGTTACAAAATAAGTATAAAATTATGGATTTATCCAAACCAATGATAACTGATAAAGATGAAAAACATCTTAAAGATTTTATAAAACCAACAAATCTAGAATTACATTCAAAAGAATTCATCAAAATGTACAATGATGATCAACTTGGAGGATTAATTAGAAATGTTGAATTTTGGATTAAAGATATTTTTCAAAATTTAGTGACTTCCAAATAAAAGGTTTTTATATTTAAAATAAAAGTTATAATATTAGAAAATAAATTAAATATATGACTTTTAATACATTTGAGTATATTTATAATAAAATATGAATTATCAAAAAATTTACAATCAAATTATTAAACGTGCTCAAATTCGTAAGTTAGATGAATATATTGAAAAACATCATATTATACCGAAATGTTTAGGTGGTTCCAATAAAAAAGAAAATATAGTTGAATTAACTGCACGCGAACATTTCTTATGTCATATGTTACTTTGTGAGATTTATCCTAAAGAACATAAACTTAAATATGCTTTATTTTTAATGGCTATAGGGAAACAAAAAATAAAAAATAAACATTATAAAATAAGTTCAAGAGTATATGAACGTCTAAAAAAAGAACATTCTCAAATATTAACTGGTAAAAAACACAGTAAAAAAACAAAACAAAAAATGTCTGAGAGTTCAAAAGGTATAAAAAAATCTGAAGAAACCAAGAAAAAAATGTCTGAAAGTAGAAAAGGTCACCCCATGTATACTAATGAATGGAGAGAAAAAATCAGCCAAGGAAATATAGGTAGAAAAGTATCAGATGACACTAAAAAAATCCTATCAGAAAGGAAAAAAGGAAATACAAATAGAAGAAAAACAGTATTACAATATGATAAAAATGGAAATTTCCTTAAAGAATGGGATAGTGTTTATGAAGCTGCCCTATCATTAAATAAAAAAACTGGAGCTGCTATTACTGAAGTATGTAGTGGAAAAAGAAAAAGTATTTTTGGATATATTTGGAGATATAAAAAATAATTGTTTAATTTAAAAAATAAAAGTTTTGACACTGAACTCAATAGAAGATTATGGACCTCAATTCCAAATCAAAGTAATATCATCATTATTAAACCATAAACAGTTCTTGGTAAACATACATGATATGTTAGATGATGAACATTTTGGATCCCAAGCCCATAAATGGATAATTAAAGAGATATTAGATTACTATCAAAAATACCATACAAACCCAACTATGGATGTATTAAAGGTAGAGATGAAAAAAGTAACAAACGATGTCTTGAAGTTATCCATTAAAGAACAATTAAGGGAAGCATATCAATCAACAGATGATGATATTGAATACATCCAAGAAGAATTTTCTACATTTTGTAAAAATCAACAATTAAAAAAAGCACTATTAAATAGTGTAGATTTATTAAAAGCTGGAGATTATGATTCAATCAAAATAATGATTGAAAATGCAATGAAAGCAGGACAAGATAAAAATATAGGACATGAATATAATAAAGACGTTGAATCCCGTTATAGGGAAAATAATAGAATGGTCATCCCAACTCCATGGCCTCTTGTTAATGAATTATTACAAGGTGGACTGGGAAATGGAGATTTTGGCCTTATATTTGGTAACCCAGGAGGTGGTAAATCATGGTCCTTGGTAGCACTTGGTGGGTTTGCTGTAACTTTAGGATATAATGTTATTCATTATACCCTAGAATTAGGTGAAGATTATGTTGGAAGAAGATACGATGCATTTTTCACTAACATACCAGTAAATAAAATATTGGAAAATAGAGATAAAGTAGAAGAAATCATCCCACAACTACCAGGAGAATTAGTTATTAAAGAATTTCCAACAGGAAAAGCAACCATTAATACAATCGAATCTCATATTAAAAAAATGATTTCGATGGGTATCAAACCAGATTTAATCATTATAGATTATGTTGATTTATTATCATCAAAACGCAAATCTTCAGATCGTAA